TTGCAGAAAATAGGCAGAATAAGCGGAAAAACTATAAACTGTATTCTGTATTATAGAATTTTTCTATCAAATGTTCCCGGGTATCGCTTGCAATATCACAACAAAACCAGCCGTCAATCAATACCCTTCCGCCACATAATGCCGGAAAATCTGCATCTGCTTTAATTTCATAGTCAAGGATCAAACTACAAAAGCATTTTCTTGCTATTTCAATATCGAGTGAGTTATACATAACACTTGCCCCCTTTCTATACGTTAACCGGGTGATTTTTTGCCCGTTTTGTTCCCATTGCTAAACCGCCGAAAACACAACCCGTTTTGTGCATTGCATTCCATATTGCGTTTATCTTTTCCCGGTTACCGCAAAACAGAACAGTCACTTCTTGCCCGGTGTATTGTAAAATATACCATTTTGTTATGCGCTTATTATCCACTATAAAACCCCCTTTCTTGTTTGGTTTTTTTCTATAACAGACAAGAAAAATCTTTATCCGTAAAACCGTATTCATTAAGAAAATCTTGCCATTCTTCCGCATCTGCTATAAATCCACAACCGCCGGATATCAATTCATAATTAAGGCAATATCCGCCCCGGATAAGTTCCGCCGTGTTAAACATTACACCGTTTATAAACAACGGCGTTCCTTGCGTTTCTTCCGTTTCAAGTGTTGCCCGTAAAACTTTGTTATACATATCTTTTCCCCCTTTCTTGTTTTGCGGTTATTTCCACCCACTTTGCAGAAAATGGGCGGAATAACTACAAAACTATTTTTCTTTTATATATCCAGGTACGTTTCTATAATTGCTGATATATAGTGTATCCGTTTCCGGGTCAAGATATGCAGTCCAGTTCCACCCATAAACCCCGGAATTGCTTCCTATCTTCTTTAAGTCGTATTTACTCTTTCCGGCTTCTTGTTCGCAACAATAACCACGCTTGCAATGCTCACACTGAAGATAAATGTTCCAAAGTTCTTTTACTGTCATAGTTTCCACCTTTTCAACCTTTCTTTGTGTTCCCTTTCTCTATAGTGTGCTCATTCTCAAAATATCCGGGGTTGTTAACCGTTGCCGGGCATCCTTACTCTTAAAGCCTTGTTATAGAGTATTTATAAGGGGTTTGTTTTATTTTCAATATAATTTTATCAATTCTGATTGTATAATTCTATAAATATATTGCGCAAAACTAACAATATATTTGCAAGATAATATTTTCTTGAAAACCAAACAATTTTATAGTACATACGTTCGCTTTTTTCTGTTTTGTTGCTTTGTGAGATACTTGAAAACCGCACGGGGCAAGGCTTTGCGGACTTGCTTTATATTTTGCGATTTTAGGGCGGTAAAATAAGTTTTAGGATATAGTTATAGGCTAAAGGAAAAAACGCAAGGAAGGGGCAAAATTTTGCGTTTCAGGGGTATGCCGTTTTGACGTTTCCGGCAATCCAGGACGGTATAGCGTACACTTGTTCGGTTATATAAAACCGTACACTTGTTCGAGCGAATGTTTGTTCTGTATTGTTAGCACTCTATGTTGGTGAGTGCTTGTATTCCGCCGATGGTAAAACGTCACTTTTGACTTGCCGGGTCAATCTGACTTGCCTGGTCAACGGGATCGACTTGATCGGTCAACATTGACTATCCAGGTCAAAATTGACTTGCCCGGTCATTGACTAAAGCGGTCAACCAAACAGGCACGGCAGCGGATATTGACTATCTCGGTCAACCAAGCACCCCCGGGGAAATTGACCAGGGCGGTCAAGGGCAGGGGAGTCTCTCCGAACAAATTTCAAAGAAAAAAGGCGAAAAAACGAGAAAAAGCGAGAAAAAACGAGCAAAATGGAGCATACCTAATATTGACTTTTGTAGTCAATACAATATATAGTAGTAATAGGAAGGAGATGATGCTATATGAAGAACACATTAAGTAGGAGAGAGAAAGAGAGTAATGGATTTATCCGAGCGTATGGGTATTGTTACTCCGGCACAGAGGAAGAAAGGAGAGTAAAGGAGCAGGCTATCAGAGATTACTGTATGGAGAACAGGTATAGTATAGAGACTATCTACTCCGATGTTGGGAGTGACAAACGGCTAATGGATGTATTATATGCCGAGCCAATGAAGTGTAAGCCGAAGATTTTGATTGTGCCGAGTGTAAAGGATATGCAGAGTGATGGGTTGGAGTTAAGTTATCGGAGTTACTTAATAGCGCAGAGGGGATTTAGGATCATCTATATGGATGGTAGTCCGAATGATGAGATAGCGGAGTATTTTGCGAAGAGAGAGTCAAGGATAAGAGTAGAGAGAATGACCGCCGGACGGGAGCGAAGAGTAGCTGCCGGGATATATCCGAATGGTCGGAATCCGTTTGGATATTATATGATGGATGGGAAGTTGTATGTAGACAAGTATGAAGCGTTCATTGTAAGGTTTATCTTCTACCGCAGGTCGCAGGGATGTTCGTATTATATGATTAGTACGGAATTAAACCAAAGGAACTTCCTAAATCGGAATAACTCATCGTTTTATTCCTATTCGATACAGAACATAGAGAGGAGAAAGAGATTTTATCAGGGGTACTTCACTTATATGGGAGTAGAGCATAAAGGAAGGCACACTCCGATACTGACGGAGAATGAAAACTGTCTGTGGGGAGATGAATTTGAGAAGAGAGTATTAGACGAAGAAGAGAATGCGAAATTGCAGCGGCTTATGGATAAGACAGGGCGAAGTGTAGGCAAGCCACCTAAAGTAAAGCCGTATGTTGTACTTGAAGAGCGACCCACAGAGAAGCCGAAGAGAAGGAAGATACAAGGATGACACTACTTGAAGCCTATAATTTATTTATGGCAAGTAAGACGTATGAGAAAGCGTATGAATGCTTAACGCATTTGTATAATAAGTGGGAGAATTACTCCATTCTGTGTGACTTTCGGGAGAAACTGACTTTTGAAATCACCGACCCCGATGTGCGAGAAATATTAAAAAAGGCATATTTGTTAAGTGCAAGGGATCATTTTGATGACTTTATGATTTATGTCGAGTGGAATCGTCCGCTTAAAGAGAAGTTTTGGCTGCCCAGGAGAGCGAAACTTCTGCCGATATGTAATTCCTTGCAGGACTTGGAAGACGGTTTACTTGACGAACTGTTCTTATCGCAACCGCCAAGAACCGGGAAGACAACGCTTGTGATGTTCTTCGTCTTGTGGTGTATGTTAAGGGATAGTGAGAGGTCGAATTTATACTGTTCCTATACAGATTCCGTAGTAGGGGTACTGTATAACGGTATATTGGAAGTATTAGGGGATATGGACACTTATTTGTGGCACGATGTATTCCCGGAGTGTAGTGTAGCATCGACCAATGCAAAGGATTTGCTTATCAATATTGACCGAAAGAAGCGTTACGCATCATTTACGGGTAGGTCATTATACGGAACACTAAATGGTGCGTGCGATTGTAACGGATATGCGATAGCAGACGACCTTATCTCTGGTATTGAAGAAGCAATGAATAAAGACCGATTGGAAGCTGCGTGGACGAAAGTAGATAATAACTTTATTCCTAGAGCCAAGATGAGTGCCAAACTACTGTGGATAGGCACAAGGTGGTCATTAACCGACCCGATAGCGAAGAGAATGGAACTTTTAGAGAATGACCCGAAGTATAAGGACAGAAGATATAGAGTAGTGAATATCTCCGCACTTGATGAAAATGACCAGTCCAACTTCGAGTATGCCTGCGGAGTAGGGTTCGATAGCGAGTTTTATCAGCAAAGAAGAGCATCCTTTGAGCGCAATAACGATATGGCATCGTGGCTTGCACAGTATATGGGTACTCCTATTGAACGAGAGGGAACAGTATTTGCCCCCGATGAACTTCGGTATTATAACGGCGAATGCGAGAATCCCGACAGAATTTTTATGGTAGTTGACCCTGCGTGGGGTGGCGGTGATTATGTGGCTTGTACTGTCAATTACCAAGTAGGTAATGAGTTATTTGTTAAAGACGTGG